TTTCTTTCCTCTTTTGGAATCGTCTTCCTCCTCATCCTCTGAGTGATCCTCATTGAGGAACTTCTCAAGCTTAGACTCAAGCTCATCATAGGATTCAATCTGAGCTCTAACGATTCCTTCAAGGTCGATGTTACCAGCATACCTCTTGTCCAACTTAGTTGGTTTACAAGGACGTACTGAATAAGAGGTGTCCATCTTACCTGAACCAGAACGGATAATCTTAATATCATAGCCACTCTTAGGATCAGTCATATCTCCAGCTTCATCTTCATCGAGGTAGAGATCAATGATATCATTGTATACTGAACCAGCTATCATGATACCCTTGTCCTGTCCATCAAAGTCAGGTTTAGTTCCCTTATCATCCTGGAAGATAATACCACCTACTACATACTTTCTACGTGGGATAAGGTGTTTAGCCAACTCCTTATCATCCTCATCCTTTGAAGCTTTCAGCTCCTGGTACTTCTCCATAAAAGGACAAGGTTCGTCAAAAGTAGCAGGAGAAATAATACTACCAATACCTTGCAGATAAAACTGAATTACCTCTATACCAATCTCTTGGTCATCACCTGGGCTCTTTAAACGAATACGAGTAGAACCCTCCTTTGGGAAGATTAGGCCATTGTTATTACCTTTACTTTCCAGTTTCTTCTTTCTCTCGAGCATCTTCTCCTTAGTAGACATGCCACTTGAAGAGAGCTTCTTCTTTTTGTCTTTGTCTTTCATTGCTTAAATGTTTTTATTTTCGTGAATAAATATGATTTCATTAAGAGCCAATACTGTGAACTCCCAATTGTCTTCCTTAAGTGATAACTCGCTGGGCATATCATGCCAAAGATCTACCTCTTTACCGGCATACAAACCATAGGTAATGATAGCTCCAGTCTGGATCATACCCTTATAAGTGATATAATCATCTGTAATTGGTCCAGGGAATATAACAACTCCCTCACGAGGTACTCCCTCTTTTGCACTACCTGGAACTATGATACCTCCTACCTTAGTATCTTGGTCTTTTGGACTTAGGATAAGAACCCTATTTTCTGTAGGAGTTCCAACCTGTTTTAATACTGCAGCTATCTTCTGAGCTACTGTAATTGAAATGTGATTTAACTGAAACATAATTTAACTAAATTAGAGTTTATAAACTTATAGTTGTTTACGGATATTAGCGTTTAGTGTTCTGAGTATATTCTCTCGATTCTGGTAAGCTTGACAGATAGAGATGAACTCAGAGGCTTTTGCAGCTGCTTCCAAATACCTTTCACAAACAGAGTTATACTTCTTCGAAGAAAGTACCTTATTTGTAACATACTCATTATTCCACCTTTCGTTGGAATCTTTAAAATATACCCATTGAGAAGCGTAGGTATCTTCCTTTTCTCTTGCTAGAGCGTCACGTTCTTTAATATACTTATCTCGAATAGCGCATAATATATAATAACTAGACGGAGAATCCTTTAACTGTGAAGTCATAAGGTTTTCATTAATAGATAATTCCTTTTGGATATCTATTTTAATCTCCTGACCTTTGAACTTAACCTTAATAGGTTTTATACTTACCTCTTTCATAACCTTTCAGTTGTTATATTTGATTGTAAACTGTCTTTGTGTAATACCATATTACCACAGCTTGGACATTCTACTACTGCACAATGTAATTCTGTACTAAAAGCTACATCAGTCCTTTGATACTCAAATTCAGTATCACATACATGGCATTTTGCCCTGTACTTTTTAATATTTCCCAGCTTTAAAATCTTCTTCATATTTCTTCATCTCTTTAGCAAAGTGTTTAGGATAATCAGATATTGGGATATTAGCAAATTTCTTTGCCTCTTCCATATAAGCTTTTACATCGAAGTCTGGTTCTAACATCTTACGATAATCATACCCAGGAATGAAAGGTAATTCTTCAGCCATAGTCCTACCAACATGATAATCCATGTCCATAAGTACATCATCTATTTGGAATCCAAAGTACTTCTTAGTACTTGGGTTACTAAATATCTTCCACATTTCATACAAACTCCATACGTTTATCTTCTCAGGAGTAGTATTAAAGTAGTTAGCATCATGTACAAGTGTTACTGAATCCATTTTTGGTAGTTTTCCTTGCCTCATTAAATAATATATAAGGATAGAACCAAATAGACACATATCTGATGCAGCTGATTGACAAGGGAAGTTAAGACCAAGTCTATTAGCATAAGCTACTTCATCATTATTACTTGAGTATACTTGTGGTAATCTTCTTTTCCTACCAAATAGAGACTTTAGGAATCCGTGCTTCTTAAGTATTCTCTCCTGCTTAGCTTTAAATTTCTGAAGAGCAGGGTGTTCATCGAAGTACTCATCCATCTGCTTCTTTGATTCTTCCTTTGTAACGATAATCCCAGCTTTAGGATCAGAGAGTTTAACTGAAAGTAGACCTGGTCCAATACCATATATCAAACCAAATGCAAGTTGTTTAGCTTGCTTTCTTCTTACAGACCAAACTTTATGATCTGGGTCATCTTCATCCTTATATTTTGGAAGGATCTCCTCATACGGAACATGATACTTCTTACAAGCAATAGCCAAGTGAGGATCATTACCTTCTGCAAAAGCTTTCAGATATGTTTCATCTCCACTTAAGTGAGCCATGATTCTTAACTCTGCTTGAGAGAAGTCAGAGGATATATAAAGAGTACCAGGTTTAGCTATAAGCTGTTTCTTAATATTTGGATCTACTGATGTCTTTGGTATCTGCTGAAGATTTGGTTCACTACTTGATAATCTACCAGATGTAGTACCGTGTATTTTGAAAGAACCATGTAACTTGTTGTCATCCTGGGTCTTTTCATGCCAACCTTCTATAAAAGTTGTATACATCTTCTGCAAACCTCTAAGATCCAACAGATTATCCAAGAATATAGCTTTAGGATTATCTGGTTTCTTAACAGTCAATCGAAGTTGTTGTAAAGTATCCTCAGAAGTTGATGGATTACCAGTATCAGTGAATTCAGTACAGGTGAATCCAAAACCTTCTTCACCATAAATCAGAGCAGGAAGATCTTTATTACTACCAAGGTTAATAGGAGCCATTAACTCCTGTTCCTTTTTAGTATTAAATACTCCAGCCCTAATATTTGTGATCTTTTGTTCACGGGTATCAATCTTCTTTTTAAGACTCTTAATAACCTTCTCATCTGTGGCATCTTCTAACTCCTCATTAAGCTTCTCAATCTCATCTTGGATGGATTCTAGGTATTTATCTATTCTTTGTTGCTTCCAATAATGCTGAAAACGTTTAACTTTAGGCAAGTTTAGAATATTATCTAGAGCTTTATCAATCTTTTGCTTATATTCTTCAAGTAGTTTTTCATTGAATTCTCTGTCAATATATAACCCATTTGCCTCTACAGATTGTAAAACCCTTGAAGCTGGCATTATCAGATTCCTAAATAAATCATATAAGCCAAGGTCTATTAACTTCTTTTCGAAGAATATGCAAAGTCTAAAAGTGTAGTCTGTATCTTGTCCACCATACTGACATAACTGATCCAAAGGTTTCTGGTCCCAAGGTATCTTATCGAAGCCTTTGTCTGATTCGTAATTTCCGTATTCTGGTAAATATCTACGAGTCATATCTTTCAATCCGTTTGGCTTTTCCTCATTCAATACATATTTTGCAAGCATACCATCTATAACAGTACCTCTGTAATATATGTTGTACTTTTGGAATATTTGACCATCAAATTTATGGTTCCAAGCCATCTTTACAACATCGTAATTCTCTATCAACTGATGACCTACAGTTTTAATAGCCCATTTTGTTGAGTATCCTATACCATATTCCTCTTTTTGGAAATGGTCCATTACGATATTACAAGCAAATCCAGGTTGAAAGGTGATAGAAAGTATGGTAGGGGCAAAATCATGATTATAGATAGGTTTACCATTTGTCTCCCAGTCATAACAACAGTAACCCATTTTCTTACAAGCCTTGATTAATTGCTTAACCTCGTACTTGGTCTTTAAAATCTTTGTTTTTGTCCTCATATCACCTGTAAACGTTAAAATATGGGAATACCACTATTAGCATTCCCATATATGAATAGAACTTATTCGATGTCATCTATAGATGTCTTCAATTTCCACCAATCTCGCTG